CTTTGTAATCAATGTAGATAAGTCTCGTTATGTTAAAGAGAAATCTAAAATTCCTATCACAGTTTCGTGGGAAGGTGGTGTACAAAAGTATTCAGGACTTCTAGAAGCTGCACTAGCGGGTGGCTATGTTGTTAAACCATCTAATGGGTGGTATTCTGTAGCAGGTGAAGAACGTAAAGTACGTTATGATCAAACTCTAGAAAAAGAGTTTTGGGACCCTATCTTTGATGGTACAGACTTTAAAGAGTTCTTAAAGAAGCAATATAGTATTGGTTATAAATCTGAAGTAGATATGGATACAATTGTAGATGATGGAGAATAAAGATTATGAACTAGTTCCTAGTGCGGCTGGCGATCATTGGGATGTTCGCATCCTCACAGGGGATTACATTGAAACCGTATTCAACTTTGGTGCTATCAAAGTATCTGATGATGGGGAAAGTCTTAACTATTCTGCTGAGATCACGGCACATCAGTTTGGCGAAGATTGGGACCCCGATGAGGACATGAGTTGGCACGAAACAACAGGTAACATATTATTAAATATTTTAGAAAGGTCTATAGAAAATGATAATCCTGATAATGGGACTGCCGGGAGCGGGTAAGACGCATCTTGCCATGCGACTACAAAATATTCTTAACTGTGCATGGTACAATGCGGATGCTGTCCGTAAAATGGCAAACGATTGGGATTTTTCAGATGCAGGTAGACGTAGGCAAAGTGAACGCATGAATAGCATTGCCTTGTTTGAAGGAACACGAGGTCGTACCGTCATCTGCGACTTCGTGTGTCCTACTGCAGAAACTCGAAAGAACTTTAGTGCGGATATTACTATTTGGATGGACACTATCGGTAAGAGTAGATTTGAGAACACTAATAACATTTTCGAGAAACCTACAGATGTACATCATGTTGTAAAGTCTTGGATGAGTGATGAAGAGATCGAAGGGTTTGCGGCTATGCTAAAGGAAGAATACAATGTTTGATTACAAGAAACCTACTACACAGATGTTAGGTCGTTGGCAACCATGGCATGATGGTCACACAGCTTTGTTCAGGAAAGCGTTAGCGGAAACAGGACAAGTTGTCATCATGGTTCGTGACGTTGGTGGCATCATTGGGATTGATGCAGGTGGTGGACGTACCGAAGGACAGTATGATAATCCCTTTAAGTGGAACGAAGTTCGACAAAATATTGTCGCAGGTCTTGCAGAACATGGGTTTACAGAGGGCGTTGAATATGTTATTATGCAAGTACCAAACATCGTAGACATCAGTTATGGTAGAGGTGTTGGCTATACATTTACACAGCACGATCTAGGTGAAGATATACATGCTATATCTGCCACTAAGATTAGGGCAAAGATGCGCAATGAAGGTAGTTTATGAGCAATATTGAACAAACCATACTAAAAAATCTACTTACAGAAGAGCCTTACATGCGTAAGGTTCTTCCTTTTATAAAACCCTCATACTTTCAGGGTGTGTATAAACTTTTATTCATGGAAGTAGCAACCTTTGTTGCGAAGTATAATAAACTGCCAACACAGGATGCTTTGAAGATTGAGGTTGATCAGAGTGATAAGTTTAATGATGATCAGTATCAAGCTGCCATGGAAATTCTACCTAATATCTTTGTACCCGAAAAGGCAAACGATAAATGGTTAGAGGATGCCACAGAAAAGTGGTGTCAGGATCGTGCCATTCATAATGCTATCATGGAGTCCATCAGTATCATTGATGGCAAGCATAAGGACCTTACAAAAAATGCGCTTCCCGATCTTCTTACGAAAGCACTCGCAGTCTCATTCGATACCAACATTGGACACGATTATCTCAAAGACGCATCCAATCGTTACGATTTCTACCATGAGCAAGAAGCAAGAATTGCATTTGACCTTGAATACTTTAACCGTATTACGAAGGGCGGTCTTCCGAACAAAACTCTTAATGTGGCTCTTGCTGGTACTGGTGTCGGTAAATCTCTCTTTATGTGTCACGTTGCTGCTTCTGCTCTAACACAAGGACGTAATGTACTTTACATCACTATGGAGATGGCAGAGGAACGTATTGCTGAACGTATTGACGCTAATCTATTGGATGTCCCTATTGATCAGCTAGAACACTTGTCAAAAGAGATGTTGACCACCAAAGTTCACAATATAGCAGCAAAGACCAATGGTAAGCTTATCATTAAAGAATACCCTACTGGTAGTGCCCATACAGGGCATTTCAGGGCACTTCTGAACGAATTAAAGCTAAAGAAAGACTTTGTGCCTGAGATGATCTTTATTGACTATCTAAACATCTGTGCATCAAGTCGCATGAAAGGTATGGGTGGTTCTATTAACTCATATACATACATCAAGGCAATCGCAGAAGAGTTGCGTGGTCTTGCAGTTGAGTTCAACGTTCCTATTGTGACTGCAACTCAAACAACTCGTAGTGGATACTCTAACTCTGATGTTGGACTAGAAGATACCTCAGAGTCATTTGGTCTACCTGCGACTGCCGATTTAATGTTTGCTTTGATTTCAAGTGAAGAACTAGAAGCACTTGGACAGATCATGGTCAAGCAACTTAAGAATAGATACAATGATCCTAGTACTAATAAGCGGTTCGTTGTTGGTATTGATAGGTCACGTATGAAACTAATGGATGCTGACGATGCAGAGGGCGGTCTAGTAGATGATAGTCCTACCTTTGATAAATCAGATGCAGCAGAACGCTTCAAGGACTTTAAAATGGAATGATGAGAGAGCTATTTGATAAGTATGGTTGCGATAAGGGATCAAAGCATTTCTATGAACTTGTTTATGAGAAGGACTTTGAAAAGTTAAAAGACCTTCCCATTAACATTTTAGAGATTGGTATCTTCAAGGGGAATAGCGTCCAAGTTTGGTTGGACTATTTCCCAAACGCAACTGTATATGCAATAGATATTTTTGAACGTAAACTACCCGAAGATATTCCTATCTTAACTCATCCTAGGGTCATATGGAAAAAGTGCGACTCCACCTCAGATGAAGCAAATGATTTATGGAACGACATTGGATTTGATATTATAATAGATGATGGTATGCATACCTCAACACATAATAAGCTCACCTTTTTTAAATTTTTTGATAAGTTAAAGGTTGGTGGTGCTTATTATGTTGAGGACGTTATACAGCACAACATTATAACCCCAAGAGATAGGTTGCCCGGTTCTTATAAACAAACTTTAGAAAGCTCTTATTATAGAAAATGGGGTAATATTGGCGATTACGATTCTATGTTAAGAGCGTTCAGATCTCTTGGTAAAGGTATATTCATATATGACTTAAGAGAGGCTTCTAGCTATATTGATTCATGTATTATAAAGATTACGAAATGAAGTTAAAAAAAGTTGAATTTTCTGATTTTTATCCTAGTGAAGGTATGCAGAATCATCCTCAAATAGATTTTTACAACAAAAATCTAAAAAAATGGAAACCAATTGAGAAATGTTCTGTATTAGTAATTCAGATATATACAAATAAAGAAGATGTTGGGTTTTCTACTGATAATAATACTATACAGTTGAGTGAATATCTTCCTAAGAGCAGTAAATCTGTTCGTAACTTTGCAGATCGTAATGGGTTTGATTATAGGTTGGTTGAAAGAGATTATATTAGTCCATTTAAAAAATTTCAATCTTCTAATTTTTTGAAGTATGAAAGTCTTAAATACTTAAAAGATTATGATGTGGTTTTATATGTTGACACCGATATTATAATAGGGTATGATGTTGAAAACTTTTTAGAATATTATAATGGATGGTCTAATGTTGTTCTAAGAACTAGATTGGGTGGTATTGAAGAAAATAATAATCTTGCAAATAAAATTTATCGTAGTCACATCAATTCAGGTGTTATGATATTCTATAAATGGTCGGTGATAAATCTTATAGATGATAGAGTTTTTAAGAGATTGGACAATTTTAGTAATATAATACCTTTGGATATGATGCAAAAATCCGTAACTGGATATTACATTGATGATACATTTTTTAAACATTTTTTAATATATGATGAAATACTGTATCAACACTTGTCTAATAAATTTAATATGATGTATAATATGACTCGGGATTTAACTAATTTGGAAGATGTTATAGTTCATTACACTGGAAAAACGAAAAAAAGAATGCTTACAAGGAGTATATAATGGCTAAAGGCAATAAGAAAACAAGTCAAGGACGTAAGAATATCTCTACGTCAACGATGAACAAATCTAAGAAACGCAGCTTCAAAAAATATCGGGGGCAAGGTAAGGTATAATGAATGCACGTCTCATCTCATATTCACAACCATTTCCGCACATCCACTCAGGTGAACCAGGGATCATGGGACTCGACAACATCCAAGACCTCGTTGCCTATTGCGCCCGTGTCTCCAATCCGTCGAACCAAGCTAACACCAAGACAACGCCAAAGTTACTTGACTATCTCATCAAACACAAACACTGGTCACCATTCGAAATGGCAAGCGTCTGCATCGAAATCGAAACCACAAGAGATATCGCAAGACAACTCCTCAGACACAGATCATTTTCATTCCAAGAGTTTTCTCAAAGGTATGCTGACATCCGTGATCTTGATGACTCTGTTGTAATCCGTAAGGCACGTTTGCAGGATGAAAAGAACCGTCAAAATAGTGTGATCAAAGATGATCTTAACCTGCACATGGCATGGGAAACACATCAGCGTACTGTATGGAATGCGGCTATGAAAGCCTATACGTGGGCAATCGATAACGGTATTGCAAAAGAACAAGCACGTGCAGTTTTGCCTGAGGGCAACACGCCATCACGTCTATATGTGAATGGAACTATTCGTTCTTGGATTCATTATATTGAGTTGCGTTCTGCTAATGGAACACAGAAAGAACATATGGATTTGGCTATTGCAGTGGCAGAGGCTATTGCTAGAATCTATCCAAAGGTAATGGAGTTTACAAATGACGGAACTGACAATACGTAATCAGGATATTCTTGATCAGTTAGAGTATGTACGTTCTGCTGTGATGAATGCTAATGTTGAACAGTATAAAGATAGTTTTAGATTTAGACCTGATGAAGGTGCTATGACAGAAGGTGAAAAATATTTAACTAAAGAATGGTTAGATACACACATGTCAGATCCTTATCATAAAGGCTTTCCTGTTGAACATTATTCCATCCCACTTGAAGGTGTTATGAATAAAAGTCCTGAATTAGAAGGAGTGTATAACTTTAGTCGTTTTGATTTCATTTCAAACCTAGGCGGCAATCAAAGTGCAGTGTTCTTGTATTATCCACCCGGGGGGTTCGTTGGGTGGCATACTAATCAGAACAACTCAGGATATCAGTTTATCTTTTCTTATTCTGAAAAGGGTGATGGATACTTTCAGTATTACGATAAACAAAAACAAGAGATCGTGAAGATACCTGATGTGTCAGGTTGGAATGCTAGATACTATCACTTTGGTGAAGACCAACCTGATCATTGTTGGCACTCTGCATATACTAACGTACCACGTATTACTATTTGTGTTCTTTTCAGATGGTGGGATAAGCCACAGATGAAAGATCAAATTTTGGCTATGAAGGATCAACTCATAGAAGAAATAGAAATGGAGATTTAAATGGGAAAGAAACTGCATACCTACTATCACGATAACGGCGAAGAATATTGTGAAGTACATATTGACTTTAAAGAAGAATTATTGTATATTAAATACTTTAAAACTGATGCTGCAAAATGGTTTCATAAAGAAGAATTTGTAGGTAAGTCATTACGTTACGTAGAAGATGCAGCAGAAAATTGGGCATTAGGAATTAAGAAAATTGATCCACAATATGAGGGCACACTATTATGATAGATAATGTAAATAATCCCATGCATTACGCAAGAGATGGTATGGAAGCAATTGATGCTATTGAAGCAATGACGAGTCGTATGTCGGGATGTTACGCACCACATGCAGCTAACGTAATGAAATATGCTTGGCGATTTGAGTACAAGAACGGTCTTGAAGATATTGATAAGGGTATTTGGTATTTTAATCGTTTGCGTGGAGTTTGGCTGAGGAATCACCCATGACAGGCATTTTTTATGATACAGTGGAAGTAGAGAGTATGACAGAAGAGTTTACTGTGCGAGTAGAACAAACGCCATTAGACATGGTGGTAGAGTTTGGAACAGCTATGGGGCAAGACGTTGGTGTGCCGTATGGTAGAGCAACAGATCTTGAAACAATGCGTTTGAAACTAATCGAAGAAGAATGTAAAGAGGTTCACGAATCTGATAGCACAGAGAACCTACTGAAAGAACTCGCTGATCTTGTATATGTTACCTATGGAATGGCGGCTACTTTTGGTTGGGATCTTGATGAGGCGGTTAGACGAGTCCACGCATCCAATATGAGTAAACTTGGTGAGGACGGTAAGCCGATCTACAGGGATGATGGTAAAGTCCTCAAGGGTCCTAATTATAAAAAGCCTGATCTTAGTGATTTAGTATGATCTTAAGATTTCTTAAGTTTATATTTAAATCAAATAGTAAATGTACACATGATTGTAATCAAGGGAGAGACTGTACGTGTTCACGATAGAATTTGATCTAGACGAAACTTTAATTACTATCATGGATAATACAGGAGAACTAGAAGATGTTTCTGCTCTCCTGTATGATGACTATTGCCACTTCAGACAATGGAATGAAAAGAGACAAAGGTTTGATGTTATCACACTAAAGCCTGAGATGTACCTAAAGCTAATGAAAGCATTTAACTTAGGTGAAGGTACATACGAACTTGTTAATGTGGACAGAACCTAATTATTTCTTTTCGGGTGCCTTGCCTTTAGAGTATGCTTGCGCACCAAAGAATGCAGCAACAAGACCTGCAATAGCAACAAAGTAGGTTGGGGCAATGTCCCCAATCAACTGTGCAGCATCCTCTACACCAAAAATACTAGTAACAAGTATAAGTACAGGATACAAGAGCATACCCCATAAAGCGAACCATGCCATCTGACGGATTTGATCCTCTTTGGCATCTTCGTTTTCTTGCATTTTTTTCTTATGTTCAAATTCAGCAATCTCTTTTGCTCTTGCCATTTCTTCATCAGTGATAACTCCATCCCCATCCGTATCTAGATACGCATAGATGGAATCAGCTTGCATCATCTTGGCTTCTGCTTTTTTATCAGCCATAGTTCTTAACTCCACTCCAAAGGCGTTCTTTTCGCCCATTACCCTGCAGGGACCATTGCGGTAATCGCAGGTCCAAAATATGATACAGCACCTAATAGGATTGCAATACCCGCAATACCAATCAAAGCCCATTTCATCTTGAAGTCATCTACAACCATTTTAATTCCAACAAGTTCGTTACCAAGAACTCTTAGCGATAGCTCCATTTTACCTTCGGGCATATCGATTGGAACGTTCTTTAAATCATCTGCCATATCTTTCTCCTTTTTGAATATTTATAAAAAAAGGGTCTTGACAAGCACATATAGACTATATAAACTATAGATATGAGTAGAATAGTAAACATAACAAGTGGAGTAATAACAATGGGCGTGTTAGCCACATTGGGTATTGCCGCTATGATGTCTGCCCCTGTGGTAGACCCTAAGCAGCATGAATGCCTATCCATGAATATCTACCATGAGGCAAGAGGTGAACGTATGGAAGGGCAGATTGCTGTTGCTCACGTAACAGTTAATCGTGTCAATCATGATAATTGGCCTGAAGATATTTGTGAAGTTGTGTATCAATCGAAACAATTCAGTTGGACACATCTTATCAAAGACCCTACACCAAAAGAGAAAAGAGCTTGGAAAGAAGCTCAAATCATTGCACGAGATGTGATGATTGGTAACACCGAAGATCCTACAATGGGTGCGGTGTTCTATCATGCAAACTACGTCAATCCTGATTGGGCAAAACAAATGGACTTGAGTAAAGTGATTGGTCGTCACTTATTTTATACATGGGATGGAACTTGGGACTAAATACAAACATACCGACAACACTTGAAAGTTTTATGTCAGACATGGGTCTTACTGCCAAAGAAGACTTACCTGCAAAACCTGATATAGTATGGCCTGAAAAGAAAGAAATGTATCAAGCATGGAAGCCAAGCTATGATGGTGAGGAACCGCCATTCTGATTTATACATCAGTCCATGTAAACAAGTCTGTAGATTAGACAAAGGTGTTTGCATTGGATGTGGGAGAACAACGGATGAGATCACTAAGTGGTCTCAATATTCATATTATGAACGCATGAAAGTTATGAGAAGGTTAGGCTATGGAAAAAGAACTTCGACGCAAGATCGCATGGCTAGAGAAGCAGCACGAAGAGCAAGCAAAAATAGTTGATGGTATTGAGAGTGATCGTAGATTAGATCGTAGTGATAAGGCAATGAAAAAGCTTCGAGATGCTAAGAAAGAAAAACTTAGATTAAAGGATCATTTAGAATGGATGAAAACCTTAGAAAAGAAGCTAACAGATTTCACTGGATCATAAAAGGTCATCTCATTCCTGAATCTTGGTCAGACTTTCAGGTAGAACAAGTCTATTATAGTTACATGAAAAGAATATGGGGTAATCATGAAGCAATCATCCACGAAGAAGGATTCGAAAAAGCTTGGGCAGAAAGAACTGGAAAGCTGTAGAGATTGTGCGGAATACGGTGGTCACTTCTGTGATGAATGCCTAGAAGAACTTCTTAAGCGTAAAGAGAAAACTTCATAAACATTTCACATAACTTTTACACGTTTGTTACATTCGTCTTATATATTATTATGTACAGTTAAATGAAAAAAGGGCGTACAATGAAAAATCTACTTACCTTAACAGCAGCATTTGGTATGGCTGCATCTCTAGCAACCGCACGTGATCAAGTTCACATTGCAGGATCTTCCACAGTATTACCATATGCATCTATTGTAGCTGAGGCATTTGGTGAAAACTTCGACTTTCCAACACCAATCGTAGAAGGTGGTGGATCAGGCGCAGGGCGTAAGCGTATGTGCGAAGCTATTGGTATGAACACAATCGATATTGCTAATAGTTCTTCTTTGATGAAAGATGATGAAGCAGCACGTTGTGAACAAAACATTGGCGAGTTCACTGAGGTCCGTATTGGATACGATGGCATCACTTTCTCTATGCGTCATGAGAATGCAGGGTTCGATAACCTAACACCCATGATTCTTTTCTATGCATTGCATGAAAACTCGACAGCAACGACATGGGATCAAATAGATGAAACTTTACCCAATGTTCCGATTAAAGTTTTCTTACCAGGTACAAAGCACGGCACACGTGAAGTGTTTGATAAAAAAGTCATGATTGATGGTTGTAAGGCTGCAGGTGAGTATGATAATCTAGGAAAGAAAGGTTGCATGAAAGTGCGTACTGATGGATTGTCTGTAGACATTGATGGAGACTACACAGAAACACTAGCATCACTAGAAGCAAGTCCTGAGGGTGTTGGAGTGTTTGGTCTATCATTCCTATTGAATAATACTGATACAATCTATGCAGCTAACATTAGTGGTGTAGAACCAACAACTGATACCATTGCATCGGGTGAGTATCCTATTTCACGTCCACTACAGTTCTATGTAAAGAATGCTCATCTTGATAAGGTTCAAGGTCTCCGTGAATATATTGAGTTCTTTGTTTCTGATGAAATCGCAGGTCCTGATGGTCCTCTTGCTGAGTATGGTCTTGTATCAGATCCTGAACTAGAAACAACTCAGGAACTCGTATCAGGTCTGTGACATTATAGACACACTTTTAAATAACTAAAAGAGGGGGTTGACTATCAGCCCCCTTTATGATATAAGTATGTCTGTAAATGTTATAAGGGTTATATGGACTTGGGGGCAGTACCCAACTGCTCCACCATAAACACATAAAGTGTGTTTTTGATGGGGCAGAAATAGGTTCGACATGTGGTCTAGTTTACAAAACACAAATGCAAACGATAACTTTGCACCATCTGGATTTGCTCTAGCAGCATAATCACAGGGGGTTGGCTACTTACCTAGCAACAGAAAAGTAGCACTTTATTTTATGTTAACATTTAGAAGGTAAGACAAATGAAAATCGCAGCAATCGCAGCAGCAACAATGGTAACACTTGCAGCATGTGCAGGTACAGAAGCAGAAGCAGTCGAACTAGGTAACACAGGCGTGTCACTAGGCGGTAAGTTCGACACAAAGTATGACACTGGCGCAGAAGAGTTTGCAATGGAGTTCGTTCCAAAAGCAGGTATTAATCGTTGGGGTGTAGACTTCGAAGCATCAACAACATTTGATGTACTAGGTCTAAACGAAGATGACGTATTCAAAGGCATTGATCTAGAAGCTGGTTACACAATCGGTAACACAGGTCTACGTGCATATGGCGAGATCGGCACAGACGCTGATTTCGAGTTCGGTGATGCAACAGTTGGTGTATCATTCGAGTTCTAAACTTGCTATATAGTAATAGGGTCACTACTCAATAAGTGCGCAGGGGGCCATGGTTAGCCCCCTATTTTTATTTGAGGATATTATGCACGTTGAAGTTTTAGAAGTTTTAGATGATATAGATTATCAAAAAATACTTGAAGAGGCTAACTCAGTCAAGATGGCACTTGGCAAGGGTTGGAGAGATATTGATCAAGTAGGTATACAAGGTCATAAACCAAATCTAGATCCTTTAGAGGAGTGGGATAAGTCTATAGGATATCCTATCGTAGATGGTAAAAGTGGTTATCCCGGCCAAATTAAATATCCCGAAACTTATTTTAAGTATCCGCTTTTTGATATTCCGACTATTAATCGATGTTTAGACAAATATGGATTAAAAAGAACAAGGATCATGAAAAGTAATTCTAAATCCTGTTTAAAACTTCATAGTGATTTAAC